ATTACCAGTTGGTTTAACCAACTCACTCTGACCGACGCTCTTGCTTCATTTGGACTCACGTATACAGACGAAGGTAAAACCGGAATAATCCCCAAATTTAAACCGTTGGTGGATGTGGCTTTTCTTAAAAGAAAATTTGTTATTCAAGACGACGGAACTTTCTTAGCGCCTATGGACCTGGAAAACGCTTTGGAGATAACAAATTGGATTCGTGGTAAAGCACTCCGAACTTCAACTCTGGAAAACTGTGAACAAGCTATTGCCGAACTCGCTCTGCACCCACAACATGTGTACGAACATTGGAGCTCTCGTATACAGGAGGAACTAAGGAAGGTTGGAATTGCCATCACTGTCCCTACTTACTTTGAACAAAAGCAAGCATACAAGAGTAATCGTGATGGTTATGACCGAGCTGAATATGTTCCTCTTTGGTAAACTCCACGGCCTTGTCCGGGAAGCGTGATCTTGACTAGAGAATACAAACGGGATACTTCTCCTGTCACTGCTGTTTCCTTGCCACCAAAAGAGTGTTGCTGTGCTCTGGTGATACAGCTCCCGACTTTAGGGTGAATAATCATCTACCCCTATCGTATAACATGATTGCTAGTAATTCAGACTCTCAAAGTGGTTCTGTTTCGTATGACCACGACCAAAATACGAAAGTTGATTCAACCCGTGGTAAACTACTTACTGATATACAAATGTCTGCAGAATCTGTACCAATGACGTCGACCGTTACACAAATGGCACTTGACGATACGACGCGACATGAAATTAAAAGTATTTTAGAACGACCCGTTAATTTAGGGACTTTTGAATGGAAAACAGCTGATGGCGCGATACCAATTCACCTTGCACTATCAGCATACGATGCAGGTACTCAGCGACATTTGCAACAATTCAATTTTCCTCAAGATATTTTCTCGAATTCTCCATTAGTAGTTGATAAACTTAAAAATTATCAATACTTTAAATCAGACATAGAAATAGAGGTTAAAATTAATGCACAACCATTTTTGCAAGGTGCTCTCCTGTTAGTGTATAATCCTTATTTTAATCAGACTGGGGATTTTAGACGGAAGGGAACAGTTTATCTCGCATCACAGACTTCTTGCC